AACAAATGCAAAGACTGAGGGATGAGATGTTGTTGCTCTGGCAGTGAAAAGAGGGGAACAAGAAATGAATTTTGAGACGGCGATATGGAGGATGCGTAGTCCTGCCCAAATGCATATTATTTGTGTGGATGTGACCAATAAATGTGATCTGGCCTGTTCTAACTGCACTCGCTTGTTGGAGAACCAAGATGCGTTTTGGGAGATGACCCCAGATAACTTTAGGAGTGCCCTGCGCTCCTTGCATGGCTACCGAGGCATTGTGGCAATGATTGGGGGAAACCCCTGCATGCACAGGAACTTTGAGAAGTTGTGCGAGATATTTAGGCAAGAGGTGCCTAATAAGCAGCAGAGGGGATTGTGGACAAATAATTACTTCAAGCATCGGGAAGTGATTGAAGAGACTTTTGGCACGTTTAATTTGAACGCCCATGGGGAGACTAAGGCGGCAGAGCAGTTGACGGACTTAGCGACAAAGATGCGCCAAGACCCGAAGAACATTGTTTGGAACTATGTTGATTACGCCGACCATGCGCCCCTGCTAACTGCTGTTAAGGATTTGTACCCCGAGGCAGAGATGTGGGAGAGGATCAGCAAGTGCGACATTAACCAAGAGTGGTCGGCCTCCATCGTGCAAAACAAAGGAGAACTGCGTTACTACTTCTGTGAGGTGGCTGCCTCATTCGATCTGGCGAGAAACGAGGACCACGGATACCCCCTAGAGGACGGGTGGTGGAAAAAGCATATCTATCAGATGAGGGATCAGGTGATACGGTTCTGTCCTGGCTGCGGGGTGCCTGCCAAAGAAAAGCCCTGCAAGGACAATGAAGAGGTGGACGTTTATACAGAGACAAACGCAGACTTGGCGTTGAAGTCGGTAGAGAAGAAAAAGCGCAAAGTAATTCAGATCAGCCCATTTGAGAAAACAGCCACAACCCGTCGAGTGACAGACTACGGGACGCTGGTATGAAATTAACCACCGCAGTGGTAACCAGCACTATTGGTAGACCATGCCTTAAACAGGCCATTAAGAGCGTTTACAAACAAACCCGGCAGGCCAGACATTACATCTTCATCGACGGCCCAAAGTATGAGCAGGCGGCTAGAGACGTAATTAACCAGTGCGAGATGCGCCCTGATACGGTCATCATCAGCCTGCCAAACAACACGGGTGCCAACATGTACACCTGTAGCCATATCAACGCTATGGCCCCTTATATTGCCTCTGAGGACATGGTGATGTTTTTGGATGATGACAACTGGTTTGAAGACAACCATGTTGAAACGGTCATTGATCTGGTCGAGAGGCATAACTTAGATTGGGGAGCGTCTTTAAGGAATATTGTGGACAACGAGGGTGTGTTTGTTTGCCACGATGAAATTGAGTCTTTGGCCCTGCTAAAAAATTACGTTGGGATGTACCACGTTGATACGTCTTGCATGGCTGTTAGAAGAGAAATTGGGCAGAAAATGGCTCCGAATTGGATTATTCAGAAGTGGATGGACCGTTTGGCGTTTAATTACCTAGTGTCTTCTAAACTTAAAGGTGGATGCACAGGCAAATTCACTTGCAACTACAGAATTTCAGAAGATGGCTTGGGCAATATGGCACCTGAGACGTTTAAGAAGTTGGGAGAGGCAATGATTGCTGCCAACCCCCATACACCGTGGCGGCATGAGTTGATATTTGAGTTTCAAAAATGAACTTTGACAGAGCCAAGTTTTACCACTTCTGCAAGCACCTGAAGATTGAAACCAAGGAGCAGGGTCTGCGTATCCTTGGCGAACAGTTGCTTGGCACCCAGACGTATGTCATGGATGAGGTAGCCCGAGGCTTGGCTGAAGACAAGCACTTTTTTGTAGTCTTAAAAGGCCGTCAGTTAGGTATCACAACAATCAGTCTTGCCATGGACTTGTACTGGCACTTTATCCACCCAGGCATGCAAGGGACGCTAACGACGGACACAGAGGAAAACCGTGAGCAGTTTAGAAGCACCCTTCAGATGTACATGGACGGATTGCCCAAGGAATACAAAATTCCTCTCATGTCTCACAACAGAAACCAAATGGTTCTCAAAAACCGATCACGCCTGTTCTATCAGGTTGCAGGTATCCGAGCAAAAGGTGGCCTTGGGCGCGGAAAAGGAATTACGTTTCTGCACGGTACTGAGACTTCTTCTTGGGGTGACGAGGAAGGACTGGCTTCTTTGCTTGCCTCCCTTGCAGAAACCAACCCCCTGCGCTACTACATGTTCGAGTCGACCGCCCGAGGCTTTAACATGTTCCATGACATGTGGACCACAGCCAAGCGCGCCAGGACACAAAAGGCCATCTTCGTGGGCTGGTGGCGCAACCAGTTTTACTCTGCAGACCCAAAGAGCGACATATACAAGGTCTACTGGGACGGCAAATTAAGCCCAGAAGAGAAGGAATGGACCAAAGACATTAAAAAGGTCTACAACTATGAGGTCAACAGCCGCCAAATCGCCTGGTGGCGCTGGAAACTGCATGAGGGCCTCAAAGACGAGGGCATGATGTACCAAGAGTTTCCCCCCACAGAGGATTACGCCTTTGTAATGACGGGAACCTCCTTCTTTTCGACGGCTCGGTGTACCGATGCCATGAAAGCAGCCAAAAAAGAGGCGTTTATCTCTTACCGCTTCTCCATGGGGGCCAATTTCCAAGATACCCAGTTGCTGCAATCCACAGAACGCCTAGCGACCCTCAAAATATGGGAAGAACCCGTCTCCACTGCCTACTATGTGATCGGCGCAGACCCCGCATACGGCTCTTCTGACTGGGCAGACCGCTTTTGCATCCAAGTCTTTCGCTGTTACGCCGATGGCATGGACCAAGTGGCTGAATTTGCCACTTCTGAACTCAATACCTTCCAATTTGCCTGGGTGATCTGCTATCTGGCAGGCGCATACGTCAATTCGACCCTCAACCTTGAGGTCAATGGCCCAGGACAAGCGGTTATCCAGGAAATGAGGAATTTAAAACGCCAAGCCACCACGTTGCCGGGTAATGAGGGCCGAGAACTGACCAATGTGCTATCAAATATGCAGCACTACCTTTGGCGGCGCAACGATTCCTTTGGAATCAGCAACTCTATCGGCTGGGTAACAACCCATAGCAGCAAAGAACGCATGCTCAACTACCTCAAAGATTATTTTGAGAGGGGGATGTTGAACGTCTACAGCACTGATTGCATTGATGAGATGAAGGGAATCGTGCGTGACCAAGGCACCATTGCCGCCATGGGCAGGGCAAAGGATGATCGGGTTATGGCTGCGGCCCTAGCAGCGGCTGCTTTTGCTGAACAAGTGCAACCAAGGCTCATTCAAATGCGTCTGACGCGAGAAAAGAAGGTGGTACAGGACGAAGAGGCCGGTAATGGAGGCCAAGCACAGGTCGGAAAGCAGGTCGGCAACTACTTACGCGCACTGGGGTTCCAATGATCGACGTTTTAACCGTGGCTGTTATAGAACAGCGCATCAAAAACATGAACGCTAACCGCAAAAGAGGCTTTCCTATGGAGGAATTTGCCCGTTTTGCCTGCGTTGACTACCGCAACATGAAGAAAATGATCTTTGAGGGCAGCATGCGGATGACCGAAACCAGCCAAAGACGCCTCTCCCGCGCTCTTCTGGCCCTGGAAATGGGCGAGGCTGGCATCCGAATGGACATTGCAGGCCGCAAATTTCTGGGTTACCACGCTCAACATGAAGTAAAACCAACTATCAAAAGAGGAACTTCGATAGTTAAAACCAATGAGGGATTTAGTTTGAGTGTTAAACCAGTGAATAAGTATGATTATTCACGAGAGAGCGTGTTAAAGAAAGGAAGGGGCTAAATATGGGTGTATTGCATGACTACAAATGTCCGGTTCATGGCTATTTTGAGTCTAATAAGGCGGTCTGTCCGGCTGGTTGTACCGATGTACATGTTGTATTTTTAAAGCCAGTTGGTGTAAAAAGCGAAGGAACCAAGCATAATGACAAGACACTCAACCAACTTGCATTGGATTTCAAGATGGGTGACATTAAATCTGCGCGGGAAGGTGAGGCTCAACCACCTCGCTTTGCTAAACAAAACAACCCATTTGCTCCACGATGGGGAAACCCTGGCGAACTAGGCCAGTACAACCTGCGCCCTGTTGCAGACGAGTCGGTTTCTGGCATGGCAGCGGTTAAAAGTGCAGGCGCATCCTTGGCTGGCCCCAAAGTTGGCTCCTACATTGCCGACCATGAAAATCTGAAGATCACGCCATGAGAATACCCAAAGACCCAGTAGACCGTCAGCAGTTTTACATTGACATGATGGACAAATGCATGGTTTCGCAGTCCGAGCGCATGTCCGTCTACACCATGCTGCGCTCCTACTACCTCTTTGGCTCTGGCATGGACGAAGCGCCTGCCCACTTCAATAAGATTTTCCCGCACATTGACCAGTTGTCTTCCTTTATGTACTCGGCAGAGACAACCAGGTTTTCCATTCAAATTGGTGCTTCTGAACCCAAGTCGTATCACAAGATGATCCCGGCGCTTACTAAGGCGCTGCATGACTACTGGATCAATTCAAACGCCGATCAGGTATTTGCCCAGGCTCTAAACTGGTCCCTTTGCTACAACACCACGTTTGTGAAACTGGTTTGGCGCAACGGCATCCACCCGTACATGGTCGAACCTGGCGTTTTTGGTGTGTTGCGGGAAGACACGCCCTACACAGACCGCCAAGAGGCGATGGCGCAGGAATACTACATGACCAAGAGCGAACTCTATTCGCGCCTCTGGTCCCATCCCAAGCGGGATGAAATCATTAACCGCATTGCCCTTGCAGAGCAGCAAACCAAGCAATACCCGCAGGGTGTAGAGCGCCTGGTTACGTCAGCCATTGACCCAACCATCTTCGGAAACGTGCAGATGAGTCTGGCTGGCACCATGACCTACACGCCTCGCATTGCCGAGCCAACGGTCAAAATGCGTGAACTTTGGGTTTATGACGACGAAGTGGGTGACTACCAGTGCATCACGGTTGCCGACCCAGACATTATTATTTATGACCGCCCTGCACAGAGCCTATTCCTCAAGGGTGAGCAGCCATTCGTTCAACTCTGCCCCAACCCACAGTACGACTACTACTGGGGGCAATCCGAGGTGCAGCGCCTTGTTTTCCTACAAGACATGCGTAACAACCGCCAAGGCCCCATTCTTGAGTTGTTAGACAAACAGGTAAGCCCACCCAAAGCAATTATGGGTTTTACCGGCATACTGGATGAGAAGAACTTTGCGCTCAACCGTGCTGGTGGCCTGCTGGCCTCTGACATGCCAAACGCCAAGGTCGAAGAATTTACCCCCAACATCCCCAATGACCTGTTCCGCGAACTTGGCGAGATTGACGCTATGTTTGCTGAAGCCTCTGGTATTACCAGCGTTCTAGCAGGCCGTGGTGAGACTGGGGTGCGCTCCCAAGGCCATGCAAGCCAGTTGGCTAGGCTCGGTTCTAGCAGGGCCAAAAAGCGCGCCATGGTTATTGAGGACAGCCTAGAAAAGATGGCTACCCTGTACCTGAAGATGATGCAGGTGTATGACGATACGGTGCTGGTGGATACAGACGGCAACAAGTTTGTACCTGCCCAATTTACCCCTGACTTTGTGGTCAAGGTCGATGCCCACTCCAATAGCCCAATCTTCATGGAAGACAGCAGGGAGTTGGGTTTTAGCCTCTTCAATGCAGGTGCCATCAGCAAGTCTAGGCTGATCGAACTGATGGAGCCACCCATGAAAGAGTTGCTGCTTGATGACATTAAACAGGCCGATGAAGCGGCTGCAGCGGCCCAGGCCATGATCCCTGCTTCCCCAGAGGCAGCGGCACCAGCGCCTGAAGGTGAACCTGCCGCACCAGAAACAAGTCTAATCCCACAATTGAGGGCAATCTAATGGCTGAGAACGTCACCCCGACCAATGCCCAGACCATGATTAAGTCTGGCGATCAACCCCGTGCCACTGAGAAAAGCATCTCCGAGGTGCGGTCACCCGGGG